ATATATAAATGTATATCATTACATGACGATGATATATAAATGTATATCATACATCTCTATTTAATCCCATAAGTTTTGATAGTATTTGCCGAAGAGTTTAAACCCTTCCTGCATCTTCTTTTGATTACCAGTGTCGAACATATCTCCATCACGGACTTTATGTTCAAATGCGTATATCATTTTATCCATAATGTCATTCCACTTAGCTTCAGTTAAAGTTCCAGGATAACCATGATTAGTTTCCTTAAGCTGTTTAAGCATAGGAAGGATGATATGAGCTAAGGAATGATCCATGCTCCAAGTGTCCCACTTGTCTATTTTAACTTTGATAGACTGTTGTGGGCTGTAATCAAACCAGCGATGAAGCCAGTTGTGATAGAATCTATGTGTCGGATAATTTCCAATTTTAACTTTCATAATGTTTTCTTTTCCAGTCACTTTCTAGAGCAATTTCTAGCCATTCAGCTTCTAATTTTTCGTTCTCTTTACGCAGCTTTATGCCACAATCACTACAGAGTGTAGAGGACATAGTATTAGCGTGTATGACATGGCATTCTCTGCATGGCATATGAATTCTAGTTACTCTCATGATTTCATATCCCTTAAGACTACTTTAAGTGTACGACCGTCGTCTTGATATAACAACTCAACACTGACTCCATACTTAACTACAACTCTACCAGTTTCATCAATTAATTCAAATCGATTAATAGTCTTATCGCGGATGCGGCGATCTGCTTTATTGGTCATAGTGTTTTAAATTTCCTATATGACTTCGAAAATTGCTTTAGGGGTTTACTAAAGATGATTTCTTCAGTAGTACCTTCTTTAATATAGCCTACACACCACTGACGAGTGTCTAGCATGTAAGTATGGTTAGGCACTTTATGGCCTAACGCTGCGGTGTCCCACTTTGTAACTTCTTGTAAATACTGTATATTACGTGAACCACGAACTGGTAAGCTTTGTAAAAAAGTCATAAGTACTTCCTTATTTTAGTTTATATTTAAGGCTAGATTATGCCCAGTAAGTTTCACTTGACATTGACATGTAGTAAGGAGTATCATAACGTTCTTGAAATTCTTTACCAGTCATTAGGTTTTTCTTAGTGACCCATGTATTATGCACTTCAGTTCGATATGTTGGTGCAGGATATGCTTCAGCCCAATGCAGTACAACTGCAGACATAGGACTTCCTGTGGCTATCATGTCCGTTACTTCGAATAAGCGCTCTCCAGACTTAGTACGCTTGTCAGATTTGTAAACTTCGAGGGTGTATTCCATAATTTGTTTCTTTATTAATTAATTTATGGTACCATTATACCATATTTATCTAGAGAAGTAAACAACTATTTTTAGTTTTTTTAGATCATTTTGGAATAAGGTTATTACCTTCGCATGCGTGCGATATCAATTGCTAACTCTTTATTTTCTTCAAATATTGGAACCATGTTAGACTTGTGCATCGTTGCAATGCCTAAAAGCTTTTGCTCTCCAGTATATTTCATAGGTTCTTTCTTTCCAGTAGGATTTGATGTTGTATCATTCAGACTTGGATAGTATTTTGTTTCACGTACTTTAGGTAGTTGATAGGAATTTAAGGCCTTAGAGGCTTTCTTTGGTGCTTTGTATTCACCTCTTACATATGTACGATAGTCTTCGTAGAGATCAAACTGAGCGCTGTGCATATGCTTTCTACGACAATCTTTGTTATGGCGTTTCCAATCAATTTTAAGTTGATTTTCTTGTGCCAAAGTCAACGCTTTCTTTTTACGTTTCTTATAGTTTGTCGTAGTCATCTGAGGACCAATCAAATGCATGGTCATATAAATTCACTCATATCAAAATTAGCGGCCTTTAGATCTTCCCAAGCTTCGAGGCATTCTATTTTAAATTCTCCGTTGGTACACTCTGAAAAGTCAACACCGTTATAACTCATAATGTCTTCAACTTTTACAGCATGGTGAATATTTAAATTGCCAGCTTTGCCTTGCTTAGTGTGAGTTTTTAGAAGCTTCAAGATGTGTTCTAGGTGAACAGTCAATTTGATTTCTTCTACTGGCTTTAGATATGGACGTTTTGGCATAGTCATTTCCTCTACTTTAATTTATATTTAGTGCGTATTGGCTGCTCGTAAAAAAGCATCTTGCTTATATTCTACTGCATCGAGAAAGTTCTCGACCTTAGTAAGCTGCTCGTCGAACGCGTCCCAAAAAGAATTTTGGTTTGGATGATACATGCCGCGCCGCTGCATTTCAGGAAAGGCTGCGTTTTGCACTTCCCACACATCTTGTTGCACCTTCTCCCAATCAACATCAGTAATTACACCGCTGTTATCAACCACGTGACGATATGGACGAGCTGCTGCTTTGATGATTGCGGTATATAAATGATTCATGATATAAGTACTCTTGTTTATTAATTTATGTAACCATTATACTATATTTTGGTATAAATGTACACAACTATTTTAGATTAATTTGTTATATACTTATAACTTTTTGGAATAAGCTCCGAGTTATACTATGGCAGAAAAGTTATTCACCTTAGTGAACTGAATCTTATCTTTAAGTTTACTCTCAAGAATATCAGGTTTATGTGATATGATAAATGTGTTTGTGCCATCCTCTAAAGTTAATAGGATTTTCATTAGGTTATCTACACCTTCCTCATCTAAAGATGAATCAAAGGTTTCATCAAGGATCAATAGGTTTGTGTTCGTAGAGTTTTTCATCTTAGCAATTTGACGCCATGCAAATAGTAGACTTAAATCTATTCTCATCTTCTCTCCTTCTGAGAAGTTGTCATAAACAAAGTTATCCCTATGTCTAGACTTGATTGACTCTTGGAAGTTCTCATCTAAGTTAAATGATACAAAGAACTCTAGAACCTGCAAGTACTTATTGATCAGTGCATTCATGGCAGGTAAGTATTCTTTAATTATTTTAGTTCGAATACCTGTGTCCTTGAGCATCTCACCAGCTATATCGTTGTATAATAACTCATCGCTAGCTTTATCCAAGTCCTCACGGATATCGTCTGAATCATTCATCATTGTCAACAGATCACTATTAGGTCCAGCCACATCAACTTCTTTCACTTGCTTACTGATCAGGTCAGTCATTGAACTATTGTGTGTTGCTATCTCACTATGTATGCTAGCCATCTGTGTGAGTTGATCTTGTACCTTTGTTATATCTGCAATAGCTTGATCGTATGCAGTAGTGTTTAATGTTATTGCAGTTTGAGTAGCTTTAGCTTGTGTCTTGACATCAGTTAACATACTTGACTTCACACTCTCACTGATCTCTTGTGTACATGTAGGACAAGCAGTATTCACTTCAAAGAACTTTGCTTTACTCACAAGCTCTTTCATAGAATGTGTATGTCTACCCTTATCACTATTTAAACCTTCTCTTACTTTCCTCAATGAATTTAAATTATCTTTAAGTCCATCTGGATAATTAACTAATTTAAAATATAGATCATCTATCTTTGTTTGAGTGCTAGTTATATCATCATCGAATGATTGCTTAGCAGTAATATTGATACCTTCTAATTGAGCTATATGTTTCCTTTGATATGTGATCTTATCTTTCTGAGCATCTAATGAGATCTTCGCTGTCTTAGCAGCATCACGACTTAATGCATTCTTCTGCTTTAACACAGTCTTCATCTTGGAGAATACACCTATGTCTAATAGATCTTCGATGACGTCACGTCTATCCCACGCTTTTAATTGCATGAACGGAACAAACGAAGATGATCCTAACACAACGATTTGATGGAATGATTTATGATTAAGCTTTAGTATATTCTGTTCTAAGAATTTTTGATAATCACGGACGTTTGTCTGTTGGTCTATCATATTATCATCTTGCCACACCTCAAAGTAATTAGGTTTAATACCCCTAACTACTTTGAATTGGTGGCCAGCAGTTTCGAATTCTATGCTTACTCTGCATTCTTTACCATTAACTGAATTGACTAATCCGTTCTTTGATACATTTCTATGTGCCTTACCAAATAAAGCAAAAGACAATGCATCTAGAATTGTAGATTTACCAGCACCGTTCGTACCTACAATAAGAGTTGATTTGCTCTTATTAAGTTCGATAGTGATAGGGTTGTTTCCAGTTGAAAGAAAGTTTTTATACTCAAGTTTTTGAAACTGTATCATAATTTAATTATTCTGTAATAAATAGAATTGTGGGTTCACCCGTGGTCAAACTTTTAATGGGAAGATTAACTTTCCCTTCTGGGGGCGACTGAGCACCCACATAAGTCCATTTCATACCTGCTGCTTTATCTGCTGCAGCTGCATCAAAAAACTCTTTATGGTCTGCCATAAACAGGCCACCGATTAATAGTACGCCTAAAAACATTATGTTACCTCATTATTTTCATTTAAAGAACTGTATAGTTCTATAGTATCTATTATAACACACTAAAGGTATTTGTACATACCTTTTTTTAATTTATTATTGTTTCAGCAGGAGTAATATCCATTATTTGAGGGGTTTCAACGAACATCATTCCTAAACCAATAGACTTTACTTGACCTAAGAAGTGATCACAACTGTTATATAACGTGGCAGCAAATAGACCAGTTTGGAAACTCATATCCATATGCATTTCCTCCTCATCTATGCCATGTTTTTTTATAGCTAGTGCCATAAAGTATTCACCAGTACTTGTTAGTTCGCCACAGTTCATCATCCAATACTCTATGCCGCCAAGTACCATAAGTACGAGTTTCTTATCTTCGAAGTAAATTCTATACTTCTCTTTATTCACTTCATTATCTGTTTTAACTTCAGCAGCTGTTACCATTACAACTTCTTTGGTAGCCTCTACATTTACTGTGGTTGGACTAAAGTCAGTCCATGTTACTTCAGCTAATGCCGTACTTGTTAATAATATTAATATTAATCCGCTTTTTGAAATCCTTCGCATCCTTTGTCCGTGTTAGATGTACATTTTAAAATTACAGCATCCGCTAGGGGTGTTGTGGTTACTTTATCTGTGTCAGGTACCCAAGTCAATTGATGATCAAGTCCGTTCGTTGATGAGCAGCCTGCTAATAGAACACTTACCGCTACTATTGCAAAAACTACTATTGCTCTTCTTACATTCTGGTTTTTCATTACTGTATCTCCATGTCTATGGCATCATTATACAATGAGTTCATAAGAGTCTTTAGCTTATCTTTATCTAGATCTGTATTCACTCCATCTATATAACCAGCCATTAAGTCTGTTGTATTCTCTATGTCTTCAATATTGGTAAGAACATTCTCACCTAAAAACTCAGAGAAGTTTTCAGCTATTTTCAAGTCATGCGTATTAAGCTCTGATATGCGTTCAATAAATTTATCAAACATAAATGGGTTAGTCTTCCAACCCACAATTACTTTTACGAATTTGTTTTCACACGTATTTATATCAAAATCATTGTAATCTGTACTTGTATCATCATAATATATTTTTTCAAATAATGTAAGGGGATTCCGTACAGCTGTGATTTCTTGAGTTTCGGTATCTAATACGTGGAAATATTTAGCATCTCCAGCATCAGCCCATGTGAACTCCATTTGACAACCAAGGTATCTTATGTTTCCTTGCTGTGAACTTGCATGATAATGACCAGACAAACATAAATCATAATGCTTAAATGGTTCGACTCCCATGCCATGGCCTTTAGGTTGTTTAATACCTCTCATCATTTCAAAGTCAGCTAATTCTAAATGAGCCATGAGTATACCTTTATTCTTTCGAATAAACTCCATTGAATGCTGATGATTCTCTGGATTAATCCATGGTATAAGATGCACATCCAATCCATCATAGTTCACCGTTGTAGGTTTCATAATGATGTTGATGTTAGATGTATAGAATCCTAATAGCTCTTTAAGAGAACATAGATCATTTGTGTTCTTATGGAATACATCGTGGTTGCCAGGAATAATATCCATGGTCATACCAAGTTGCTTCATAGGTTCTAAGAAATGTCTACGGTTAGCATGTAACGCTTTAAAGTTTACAAACTTACGATGGTCATAGTAATCCCCTAAGTGAATTATCTTCTGTATACCATTCTCAGCACAATAAGGAAAGAATACTTCATTATAGAATTTCCCTTGATAGTCTATGAATATTTGTGAAGAGTTTCTTACACCGCAGTGCGTATCATTAAGTAGTGCTATTTTCATTTTGTTTTCCGCAGTGTGGACAATATAATTTCTTTGGTTTCCATAGGTGTTCCATGGTGGCTATACTCCAATAAGAAGAACAGAAATCACATGTGAAATGCCATATGGTTTCTCTATCTACTTTCACCGTATGGCCTTGTTAATTTCAATAACCCTTTCTAACAAAGTTAATGGAGATCCTTTTCTTTTTGCCGAAGTCACAAATGCTGAAGTATCCTTTGGTAAACACATACCGCCGAAACCTCGCTTCATGTCAGATCCAGGGACCATCATATGGCTATCACCGATACGTGGATCCATGGCAACTAATTCTGTTAGCTCATCAAATGATTTGCTTGAGTACAACCCACGTAGCTCGTTAAAAAAGATAACCTTCGTTGCAAGGAAACTATTAATAGTATACTTAGCAAAGGCAGCATTTTTCATCGATGTGAATTTAACATTATTCATTTTGATGCCAGCGCCTTTAAATATTTCATACCAAAATCTACAATCAGCACCACCAAATATGGCAAACTCTTGATTTAAAAATTCATTGATAGAATCTTTTTCGGTTAGGAATTCAGGATTATATGTTAAGTAATAGTCATCTTGTAGTTGTTCTATTAGTTCAAGTGATACAGTTGACTTAATTAGGATAGGTACACGTGGCATAGAACCACGAATTTCTTGGTGATATTGTTCCACCAGCATATCATCACATTCGCCTGTTAAACCTTGTGGTGTGGGCAAACATAAGATAACACCATCATAATCATCTCTTAAAGGATTATCATATCCTTTCTCAGGGTCATGGATTTCTATATAGCAATGACGCATCATAGTTAAGCCGGCAAATACTGCTTTACCCACAACACCATATCCAACTATTAAAAAGTTTCTATTCGTCATAGGACCATCTCCTGTACAAAACTTACAATACCCATAGTAAATACTACAACAATAAACACTTGCGCTAATCTAATTGCAATGTAATCACCCATATTCACATCTCCATATTCATTAATTTCATAATATATATTATATCACACTTTTGATGTATGTACATACTCTGCTTCAGGAATAAGTGTTTCTTTATAGTATTCCTTATGCCACCTAGTAAACATGTGAATTCCATCTTTAATAGTTGAGTTGGGGCTATATCCTAACGCCTGCGCTTTAGTAATATCTGCTAATGTTGATTTGACATCTGCTGGATGCATTGGTAAAAAGTTCTTTTGTGATACTCTACCTAATTCATCTTCTAAACATCTTATATAATCCATTAACTCATTACTAACACCTGTGCCAAGATTATAGATCTCATGCTTATTCTCTTGTGGTTGATTAAGTATATTTTCTAATACAAGATGAATACCTTGTACTATATCATCGATGTACGTAAAGTCTCTTTGCATATCACCGTTGTTGTATATATCAATAGGTTTACCTTTAGACATAGCATCAGCAAATAAGCCTAATGCCATATCAGGCCTACCGTATGGTCCGTACACTGTATAGAATCTTAAGCCTGCTGATAACAAACTAGAAGATTTAAATTGCTTCTCATTAACAAACTTAGACCATGCATATGGATTAAGTAAGTCACTATCTACAGATGATGATGAAGCATATACCACAGGTATTTCTAGTTCTTCACATCTATGAATTAGTCTTTGCGTTGCAGATATATTTGTATCAATATACATTTGTGGATGTTCTAAAGAATATCTAACACCAGCATGTGCTGCTAAGTGTATTACTGCATCATAGTCTTTTAGACTTTCCCAATCAACAGTCTCAATATCACCATCACAAATATGTGTACTCACACCAAGTTTAAAGGCCCTATCTCGTTTTAACTTTGGGTCATAGTAATCATTAAAGTTATCTATGCCAGCAACTTCATAACCTTCCTCAACTAGTTTCTCAGCTAAGTGAAACCCTATAAAGCCTGCAATACCAGTAATATATATTTTATGCATTACGCTACTGCCATGTGCAGTTCTAGCCCCTTTTTGATTTTTTCTTTCTCGTTCTTATCAAACTCTTTAATAGCACCATCGGTCTCTTTGATCTTACCGATCTTCTCACGAAGTACATCAAGGAATGATTGATCAATAGGGTTATTGATATCGATAGAAGATACAAAGTCTTCTATGTTAGCCTGCTCCATGAACTTAAACTTAATATCAGTTTGCTTTTTCTCTTTAACAATTCTACGAATGAAAGCAAAGTAAGCTATTTGGGTGAAGTATGAGAATGCATTAGGTTTACCCGTGCGAGTAGATGCATCAATACGATAGTTATAAATTGCTTTTAGACAATTCTCAACACCGTCCATGACCATTTCATCTCGGTATGTATATCGTACAAAGTTTGGTTTGTGGGATAGTCCTTCACAGATCTTCATAAAGCACACTGCAATATAGTCAGGTACAACTGGATTATTTTCTCCAGCTTCCTTGGCTGCGTTTGCTGCAGTCACATAGTCGACTACTGCATATGAGAAATCTCTGTTGTTTACGTAATGGGGTTTGTCTCTAGGTTTAATTTTCTCAGTCATGATGAATCCTATTTGTTTTTAATGTATTACTATTATATCATAGTTTTATACATATGTACATACCTAATTAAATATATTTATTTTTTAAAAGGTATGTACTTTTGCGGTAAAGCATGATATAATAAGAGAGTATCTCTGCGGAGGGACAGTATACTATTAATGGGTAGTTGAATTACCTCTGATATGATTTGAATCTTCTATTGCTCTGTTATCCATATCTGTAGCAGCATCTAATACCGTTCTCATATAATATGCCTTTACATCTGTTTGTACATCTGAAGTTAGCAAGACATCATATTCTTTTAGATAGTGTAAACTGTTAGCGGCGAATGGTAGCCATGGTGTAAAAACATATTGATGCTCATTATCAACCATAATATTCATTGGTTCTTCTATAGCAATCAAAAACCCATCATCTTCATCATCATCAAACTCATGAGTGTATGCAATAATCGATTCACCTGAAATCAATTTAAATATTTTAACTGGGATATCTTCCAGTTGTATGGGGAATTCTTCTACTTTTGTTATATCAGTCATATATCTATTTATACCAATTTAATTTCATGCATCTTAAATTTAAACCTTTCTTTAGAGTATATTTTGACGCGTTCCGCGGCATGGTTGAGTGTGTAATTCTTATTAGACTTCCAATGTAGGTCATCAGCTATGTCATATATCTTCGTATCTAATGTGCTTTTTCTTAATCCCCTACCAATACTTTGCAATACCCTAATCTGAGATTTAGATGGAGAGGCAAATATGATGTTATGTAGATTAACTATATTGATACCTGTAGAGAATGTACCATAAGAACATACTAGTATAGCATTAGCTTCTGTCTCAGTTATTGCTCGTATCTCTTCTCTGGTGTCCGCAGGTGTCTTACCACTGACATAAAATACTTTTCTTGTATCATTAACCGCAGCATTGATTGATCTAAACAGTGGTTCGCCATGCTTATCTACGTATTGAAACAATACTAATGTATTCCCTTTTAGATCTATGGCTAGATTCTTTATAAAGCTATTACGTCTTGAAGAAGTTACAATCCAATCAACTTCATCTTGGTACTTCATCTTGCTTACTAATTTACAATGGTCATCACTGTGTTTAAGTAATAATATATCAATAGATACGTTTGCAAGATCTCCACGATCAATAAGTTCTTTACTTGTTGTGATATTCTTATGTGCTCCAAACAAACCTTCGAGAACAAGCTTATGTGTCTGCGTACCATCAAGAGTACCAGTCAATCCGAATCTATATCTTGCCTGTGTGCATTTGGTTAGGATACTTGTAAGAGACTTTGCCTTAAAGTTGTGTGCCTCATCTCCTATAACCATACCGAATGTTTGAAAATATCCTTTCTGCATTTTGTATATAGATTGCCATGTGGATATATATACTCGCTTAGTCTTATGTCCTTTATCTAAACCTGCCATAATTTCATGGCATTCTTTATCTACATTAAATCCTGGATCATTCTCTGAGTACTTAGCAAAGTCACCATACATTTGTTTAACAAGAGATGTAGTAGGAACAATCAATAATATTTTATCATCGTTGTTCGCTAAGAAATGCCTCATTAATAAATATATGATATAAGACTTGCCTGAGGCTGTAGGAGATACTAATAACCCTCTACGTGTTTTGAGTCCATGCTTCACCGCGGCTAATTGATAATCTCTTGGATCGAATGGTAATTTTAAATCACCAATCCAATCCATGTTATCATCCCATTCTGTTTTCATATCGGTTGAGATTTTAATATTTCTCTCAGCACAGAAGGATTTTATATGACCAAATAATCCAGAGTATACGGATTGGTCACGCATGTTAAGTAATCTCAGTTTGCCATCCCATAGTTTATTACGGAATTGAGGCATAAATTTATAGCCAGGAACAAAGAACGTAAAGTACTCTGCTAGCTCTTGAATGATACCTTTATCTTCACAATCTACATAGATAAAGGCATTATCCTTTACCTTGACAATCAGCTCTTCTTGCATCTTTCCCTTAACTCTGATGTAGAAAACCCATGGCTTCTATCATTATAATGTATCTCAATGTCTAGGTGGTCACCGGTAAATTTACGATTTATATAATCCTCACCTAGAAACCTTCTATCGATAAACTTTAATAGAAGTAAATTCTCCAAATCTTGTTCAGATTCATATGGAATAATCTCATCTATATACTTACAACCCTGTAATTGAACGAATCTTTCCATTACTGATTGCACTGCTGCTTTGTTTGTGGGATTAAGATTAAGACCCACGATCAAATAATCGCAATTCTCTTTACAATCCTTGAGCATTTCAATATGCCCAGCATGCAATAAATCGAATGATGATGCTGTAAAACCTATCATACACCTGCCTCAAAACTTCTCCATTTAATTATATTACCAATGTTCTGATGTCTCCAACGTATAGTGCCCATGATTTCGTCTAAGGTTTCTATAAGAACCTTATCATATTCTAACATGGCTTGGGCTTTTTGGATGTCTAGGTCAGCGTCATAGTAATAATTCATATCACCCTTTAGAGGTTTATTAAGACCGCCGAAAGGATCATACTCCCACTTGAATGAGTCAATTTGCTCTTTGGATAATTTACCATTATAGTATAACCACTTATCTTTAAGCAGCGTCTTATAATCTAAATCTTTTTTCTTGCGTCTGATTTTAGAGATAGTAATTAGCTCTAAGTATTTGCTATGGATACGCGACATCTTTACTGTAGTGTCATCCAACTTCAAATCATCTATTATGGAGTCTTCTTTCCACATTTTCAATACTTCTTCAATATTCATAATATTCCATTTATAACTGTTAAAG